ATATTTATTAGATCATGCATCGTATTATTCTTTTAGAAATAGATATGCTGTAATGAAGTCTATGCATGTAAGAGGTCGAACAATACAAGTCGTGCATGCTTTTCAAAACCTTGCAGAGTTATCTGATAAATTACATGGGTTTTCTTACAGAGTATTAAAAGAAGATTGTCTAGATTTACCACCTAAAAATTTTACAAAAAGACATATTGTTCTTACAGGTGAGCAAAGAAAAGCATATGATCAAATGAAAAAAACAGCACTTGCTACACTTAATGGTAAAGTTACATCTACTGTAACTGTATTAACTCAGCTTATGAGAATGCATCAAATAACTTGTGGACATTTTACTGCTGATGATGGGTCGACACAATTAATACCAAACAATAGAATTACAGAACTAATGAATGTATTAGAAGAGACTGAAGGCAAAGCTATTATTTGGGCTAACTATCAAAGAGATATTACAAACATAATAGAAAGTATTGTAAAAGAATATGGTCCGGGATCCGTGGTTGATTATTATGGGTTAACGCCACAAGAAGACAGGCAAGAGAATATTAAAAAGTTTCAAAATAATGAGAACTGTAGATTTATTGTAGGTACACCACAGACTGGTGGTTATGGTATTACGCTTACACAAGCTAATACTGTTATTTATTATTCCAACGGTTATGATCTTGAAAAAAGATTACAATCAGAAGATAGAGCACATAGAATAGGACAAACAAAATCAGTGACATATGTAGATATTATATGTGAAGATACCGTTGATGAAAAAATAACAAAAGCTTTGCGTAAAAAAATAAATATAGCTTCTGAAGTATTGGGTGAAGAATTAAAAGAGTGGATTTAACCTACGACTTTGCCGTCTTTCCATTCCATATCTGGAAGACCTTCGGTGTATTTTTTCCCGTCGAAAGTAAGAACTTGTTTTCTATTTGAATCTGATTCGTGATAAGATATGTGGACCCATCCCCCTGTTGGATCTGTTGGATCATAGTACTCCATGATCAGCTGATCAAAATCGACGTTATTTTGTAGCCAGTAAGCTGTCTTAATGTTTGGCACGCCAAATATTTCTAGGTCAACCGCCTGGCCCTTCGCATGTTGCGAAGTCTTTTTACTGCCGATTGCTTCACACAGCGCCTCGCTCCGGTATCCCGAGGTAATGGTAACTGGCCTGTCAAAATGTGCACGTAGCGGTTCAAGAACCTCATAACATAGGTCCCCTAAACTTTTAATCTCACCTGCTCCTGGTGTATTATCAATTCCCCTACGTTGAGCGGTCATTGATTTGGTCATCTCTTTTAAGCTAAAGTGTTTTGAAAGTTGCATAAAAATTTTTTTATTTTGATATGTCGGTTAATAAAGTTATAAGGACAGCTCCCATACCTCCAACTATCCAATATTCTAATCTTTTAATTCGTTCTTGCATTTCTTTTATTTGTTCAAAGGTTTGCTTTTGCATTATTCTGCAAAGCTTTTCATGCGATTCAATTTTTTGTAACGCCGATTTTTTCGCCATTATGCTGTCCCCTTGTTTTTATCTCTGAGTCTTATTATTTGTTCAGACGGAGATAGTAACGCTAACTCTGTCGCTGTCAATTCCTTTGTTTGCCCTGTTTGTTGTGCGTTTGCTTGTGTATTTAGACTTGGTTGTGGTAAATTTGGTAGCGGTGGTGTCGCAATATCTTCAAATAAATAATCATTTAACTCTACATCAAATGCACCATTTAATGGTAATGATCTAAACTCACTAGACATTAATCTTAATGTTGATTCAACTTCTCTAAAAATATTTGGATCACCAAGATTGTTTGCAATCTCTCTAAATCTTTCTTGAATATCATCAGATGGAAAATATGGTTCGAATTTACCTCTTGCTAAATTTCTAAATGTTGCATCACTTAATTGTCTATCTTTAAATTCTGTTCTTAATCTATTATTGTTTACACCTAAAATATTTGCAGCACTTATATTTTTATTCATTTCTTGTTGAACTAAAAATCTTGCTCTGTTTGAATTGTAAAAAGCTTGTATAACATCGTTTGGTTTTATTCTACCACCTCTAAGTATACCAAAATAACCACCAGTAAATTCTCTTCTAGCATTTCTTATACCTGTTTGATACTCAGCAATCTTAAATCCCATAGATGCTAATGGGTCTACTTTGATAGGACGTAGTCCCATAAATCCTGCTAGCTCTGGTCCTATATTTAATACCTCTCCACGTTTGTCAGGTGTACCAAATGCAGCTTGACCTAATCTTTGAAACTGTTTGTATGATGGTGCAAGTGCTTGACCTAAATGTAAAAATCTAATTGCAGCTTTGTTTCCTGCTGGTGTTTGTTCCGTGTACAGTTGTCTACCTTCACTTGTTCTACCACCTCTTACAGTTAAATCTGTTACAGCTTCTGTCCAGATAGACTCTGATATAAATGGATTCATAATTTCTGCGCCAGCTTCGTTTACACCATTTACAAAACCAGATAACAATGTTTGATCTGTTGCTTCACCAGCTATAATATTATTTGTTAGTGTTCTAAATGGTCTTGCAATTACATCATATGCGTTACTGTGACTAAAATCTATATATCTTAATTCATCGTCATCTGTTCTTATTGGAATCAATGTAGAGTTTTTTGACCACTCAGGTACGAATTGACGTAAAGCTTGTATCTCATCTTCACTTACATCATATATCCATTTTGCACCTTCGACAGCTGCAGCCGGAACTACAGTTAATGTAGTTGCCATACCAGATAATCTTTTAAATCCTGTGCCATACATAACATTGTCGTTCTTAACTAACTGACCTGTCTCTGCATCAACAACGTATGGTGTAACATTACTACCTTTTGTAGGTCTTGAGTGTTTCATTTCTTTTAGACCTTGTTCTGCAATGTTTGTTGTAGTTCTAATTATCTCAGATGGAAATGACATAAAATTACCAATAGGTAATATTCTTGCAGTCTTAACAACTGATCCAACGTATGCATAGTTTGGTACAGTATTTTTTACAATGTTAGCTGCTTCTCTCTTCAATCCTTGTACAGCTTCTGGTGTTAGTTCAACACCTTGTTTAACAGCTGCTTGTTTTAATCTATCTAACTCAACTACATAGTTTGTAATCTTCCATGTGTCGTCCTCTGCAACATACTTACCTTGAAAGAAATCACCAAGTTTTTTTAACTTAGACATAAAAGGTCGTAAGATTGTATCTGTATTAACAACACCAGGATTACCTGTTGCATCTTTTAACAAACCAACAAGATCTCCTATTTGTACCTGTGAGTTTACAACTCCAAGTTCCAGTAATTCTCTGTAAGCTGCTTGTGCTTCTGCACTACCCGGACCCAGTTTTAATAATGCAGATGTATCTATACCTTCTGCAAATGCTTTTTTTAGTAAACCAGGATTAGTTAGTCCTTCAAACAATATACCGTTTGCACCTGCAAATGCACCAGCACTAAAGAAGTTACGTAAGTGTGTAGGTATTGAAAAGATAGTTTTAGCCATCTGTGATATACCTTTTGGAAATAATAGTAGATTTCTATAAAACCATGTGGCTGCTTTCTCTGCTGGGTTTGCACCCTCTCTACCTCTAATAACAGAAGTTAGACCTGCACCAATATCATTTGCGTTCTTAATACCATCAGCTATTTCTTTTGTTGTCCATTTACCTGACAATGGACTTACAATAGTATTACCGCCTGGTAATTTATTTATAATGTCATCAACTTTTACAATCTGAATACCTGTACCTGGTGAGTTAACAGCTGCTTTTGCAAGTTCTTCTGAGTCCCAAAAAAATCCTCTGCCACCACCTTGTTGTACTTTTGAATTTTGTGCTACAACATCATCAAAGTACGTAGCTGTTCTTGCAACAGCTGATAGGTTTGTCATTGCATTGAATATAGAATAACGTGGGTCCTGTATCTCACCAAACAATTCTCTAAATACTTTTGATCCTCTACCTTTTGCTTTCTCAAAACTTTTTGTTTTTAACATACCTGTTTTATCTTGGTATGCTACATCAGGTAAACCACCTGGTTTCTTTTTTACTTGTACTTGATTTATAATATCATCAACTGCAAATTTTGCTTGCTCGTAATAATCTGTACTATCTGGATCAAAAACTTTTGTTCTTGATTTATCTGTTTTTGCCAAGTATCTTCTAAATAAATTTATTGCATTTACATACGCTTCATCTGTTGGTTTAAACTGTTGAAATAATTTAAACAAACCTTTTGGTCTTTGAAATATTCTATATGTACCACCTAGCCAACCCTCTATTCTTTCTTTCATAATTTTTTGTAAATCTTTTGCACCTGCAGATATTTTACCTTCTGCATTTCTTTCAAGTATACTTATTAGATTTGTAAATTCATTTCTTGCTGCATCTAAGTTTGATGTTATTGTACCTATAGATTCTTCACTTACTTTTTTATCTTTTAATGATCTAATCAATGCATCTTTTGCACCTGGGTTAATAGGTTTGTTAAGGTCTCCTTCAAACAATACATCGTTTAATTGTTTGTAAAAATTCTTTTGCTCTGCATTAGTTGAGCTATCAAAAAATTTACCTGATGAAGGATATATCTTGTCTACTTCTTTAGTAATATTTGTAACAAGTTCTTTAGCCCTAAATGTATCTCTTGCTTTTAATCCTTGTTTAGCCATCTCAGCTTCAAATACTTGTTCAGGTAAATCACCTCTTGGTCTAAATGGTGAACCAATATATTTATCTACCCATCTTTCAAATGCACTATCACTGTATGCAAGTTCCTTGCCCCGTGTTGCAAGAGCCTTGCCACCTTTACCGACACCATAAACAAACGGTGTTAATAATAAAGACTCAGATCCAAACTTAATTCTATTTAATAATCTTCTACCAGCTTCATCTCTACCTTCTAACTCAGAACTATCTATTGCTGTTGGTCCGTCAAAAAAATCACCAAAGGTACCTATCTCTTCTACATCTGCAACAAATGTTTCTCCTGTTGCACCACCAAATACGCCTGCTGCAAATCTTTTTGTTTTAGCTGCTTTGTTTAGTTCATCAGCTTTTGCTGCTGCAAGTGTTACATTTTTAGATTTTAAGTTTGCATATGTACCAGTTTTCTTTGCTTTCAATGCTTTGTCTGCTAGTTTAGTTGCAGCTTTAAAACCAATACCACCTGGTATACCTATCTGTGTAAATACCTCTACAAGTTTACCTGCAACTCTATCTTGTGCAGTATCTTCAAATACATTTATCTTATCAAAAAATTGTTCTACATCTGCGGCTGTATTACTGTCCGCTCCGTAATCGACAAGCTCTGCACCAAGAGATACAACACCTTCTACAGTTTTAATTAAACCAGATACTAAACCTGCACCTACAGATGCAAATATACTACTGTCGTTGTTTTCTTCTGCTGCTGATAATGGTACATATTTTGCCATTTAAAACTCCTATTGATAGAAGTCTCCGTCAAACTCCGAATCTCTAAAATCTGGTAAAATTTCTTTTAAATCTTTTTCTGGTTTTGTTTTCTGACCAAATAATCCTGGATTTTTTCTTTTAGGTTCTGGCATATCTTCACCTTCTGTATCTACGACTCCAGTTGCTGGTATTAATGCAAGATCTCCTGTTTCAACATCTTTTGCTAATTTAACAGCTTGACCTGATGCTACATCATAAAATACTTTACCTTCTGCACCTGGGTTTTGTTTTCTAAATAATTTTAATGCTTTTTGAGTTTTTAAAGTTGAAGCATCTATTGGCTCTACCGCTACAGATTCTTTTCCATACTCTTGTGTTAAATTATTATATCCTGTATCAAAAAAATCTACTGCATTTTGTCCTTTAATCATGTTAGGTGATCCAGTTGTGCTATCTTTAAATATTTCTGCATATACCATAACGTCTTCATTACCTTTCATATTTAATTCTTCTCTTTTAAAATCTAATTCTTTATCTAATCTTTTATCTGCAGCTTCTAATTTTCTATCAGTTTCACCTTTTAAAAAATCTCTTTCACCTCTAAGTTCATTAGCTCTTGCTTGACTTACTTGTAATTGATTAAATGGATCTCTTGCAGCTGTAGCTGCTGTTTGAAATATATTACCTTGTGGTGGTGTTGCTAAAAGATTTAAACCAAAGCCAGTTAAGAAACCAGGTAGTCCTGATGCTTGAAACGATGGCATTGATCCTTGTTGATAACCTGTTCTACCACCATTAGCCATTTTTTGTGGTTGATCTAGTCCTGATGTAATACCAGATCCTGCTGATCCACCTATTCTAAACATTGGTCTTTTTAAAGTTCTATTCATTATCCACCCATATTAAATCTTATTCCACCAGGATTTTTAACTGCACCGTAAATACCAGCAAGTGTTGTACCAACACCTAATGCAGTTTGTAATGGTGTCGGGTTAGGTATGTTTGTAGTTTGTGTTCCTTGACCAGCTACACCACCCATTAATCCAGTTACTTGACCAGCGTATCTATCTAATTGTTCTTGTGGTTGGAATGTTGCCATTCTATTTGCTTCTCTTTGTGCATCAAGATTTGCTTGTGCTTGCGCTTGATTCAATGCGCCCAATGAACCTAAACGTGAAATATCTCCACCTTGTAATACTTGTGTTTGTCCGCCTAAAGCTGATTGAAATGATCCTAAGCCTTGTTGACCTTGTGCTATATTAAATCTGTTTTGGATGTCTTGCTGTCTTGCAGCTTGTGCTTGTCCAAAACCTTGTTGCAAGAGACCTGCTTGTAATAAAGCTCGTTCTCTCGCTGCCCCTGTGCCAAACTCAGCGAGTTGCACTCCCGCTCGACCACTGCCGAGCGCACCCAAAGCGGCTTGTTGATCTCGTATACTTTGTTCTTGTATAGCTCTGTTACGATCAAATTCTCCTAAAGTAGCATCAATCACTTGTGATTGATATGGGGACATAAAATCTTGAACTTGTTGTGTTGTTGGTGCACCTGTTGCGATGCCTCCTAATGTAGTTGCTGCAGCTGTTCCTTGTTGTTGTGCTGCTGTTAAAAATGGTTGAAACGATCCAATACCTTGTTGTGCTAAAGTTTGTGCTTGTGTTTGTAATGCATCTTGTTGTGCTACTTGTGGTGCAAGTCCTGATAAACTATCTTGTCTAATACCAAATTGTGTGGCTGCATCTTGACGTGCTTTAAATTGTGCAGCGTCTTCACCTGTTTGTTGTGTTAAAGATCCTATACCTTTTGAAACTACTGGTACCCCTGTTTGAGCTACAATTTGTGTAGCAAGATCTTTACCTACATCTTGTATAAATTGTGGTGGTAAATTTTGTACTTGTTGAACAGCCATTATAATACTTCCTCTAGTCTTTGTGATGTTTGAAACATTTTACGTGCGCCTTCTAATCCTTGCGATTCTTCTGATACTTCACCTCCGGATTCGAGGTTTTTCATCATGTTATACATAACTTCTGCACCTTTGTCTATATCTCCTTCACCTGCATTTCTAACAGCATCAGCTGTAAATACAAACTCATTCTTAGACAATCTTGCAGGTACGTCATCTGCTTTTTCCATACGTCCTATTGGAACAAATCCACCTTCAGCTCTAAAATCCATTTCTTGTCCATCCATATCTAGTAATGGCATAACCTTTTTAGCCACTGGTTCTTTCATAGAACCTCCTTCAGCTTTTCTATTATAAAATTGTAAATATTCAGGATGTTTTTCATTCATTTCTGCTGCATCTGGGTTTGTTTCATATACTTTAACCCAACCTTTGTAGTTAGGATCATTTGATAAATCTTCTTCTTCTTTTGCATCTTCTTCTTCTTTTGCATCTTCTGTGCTTCCACCACCAGACATTAATCTATATGCTTGACCTTGATAAAAACGAGGTCTTGATCTTATATCTGCTATATCTAAACCTTTTCCAAGATAAGGACTTAATTCTTGATCTTCTTCCTCTTCTTCTTTTGGTGTCATTAAACCTGCTAATGCTGATGCTCCACCTATAGCTGCGTAAGGAGCTAATTTACTCATTTGAAAAATTCTGTTTCCACCTACATTTTCAAAACTACCTAAACCAACTCTAGATGCTATATTTTGTAAACCACCTTTTGTAAAAATTTTGCTAGCACCGCCAAGAAAAGAAGATGGACTTGTAAATCCTGAAAACATACTACCCAATCCTTTTCCTGCAGCTAAATTACCTAATGCTCCTGTTCCTGCATATAACAATGCAGCTTTACCTATTGGTGACTTTGCAATTTTTTTAACTGACCTTGTAACTTTTTTTACAAGTTTACCTAGACCATACATTTGTCTTGCTGATTCAAGGTCCATGATCCCACCTTCGTAAGGCATTCTATCATCGGCCATACCACCTTCGTTCATAAGTCTGTATGCAATTCTAGGAGCTGATGTTACAACATCAGTATTTTCTAATGTTCCTACTCCTGATGTTACTGGTGCTTGAGCCATTAGTGGTATAATATTTTGTCCATCTCCTCCACCTCTATCGTCATCCTCTTCTGTGTTAGTATAGTCATGTATACCACCAGGTGCATTTCCATAAGGACTACCTTGTGTTGAAAAACCTTTATTAGGACCAAGGTTTCCTAAAAAACCAACAGCTCTTCCAATTAAAGTTTTGTCAAAAATATTTTTTACATTTTTTTTAAAATCACCAAAAGCCGCTGCTCTATTTTGTGCCGATATAGCAGATCGTAATCCAGCTCTCATATCTTCTACACCTTGTCTGCCCTTGTCACTTGGTGGACCACTAGAAAATTGTGCCATTGGATTTCTTCCCTTATCACCGTCACCCCCACCTTTATTTCCATTACCACCGCCATATTGTCCTCCACCTCCATGTTCATTTCTATAACCTGGTCGTTTACCATCATCTCGTGGTTTGACTAGCATACCGCCGTCTTGTAACATCTGTTTTGCTTGTTGTGATCTTGTTATGGCCATTTGTCTATTCTATTTTGTTTCTCCAAATAAATCAAGACTAGGCATAATAACTCTGACATCTTTTCTTATGTCAGATTCTGGTATATTCTTAGCTTTCCACTCAGAATCATCCTTGTATACCTCGCCTGTCTTCATATTTGTAATTGTTGTTATAATCTCTTTTGGTTCTATTACTGGGATATCTTTCATTATGTTGTTATCTCCTTTTTAATGTTTAGA